CCGCTTGGTCAGAACACCCGGTTGTTCGAGCGCATCTTCTTCCAGCGACTCCTGTGAGACGATCTTCGATACGACACGCTCGTATGCCTCCATTGGGGTAATCCCAAGCCTGCGAGCAGCGGTGACCGACATCTGCTGGATCGCGGAGACTGTGGATGCCCGTTGCTCCGCCGATATCTTCAGGCCCTTTGTCGCTTCTTTGATCTGCTCAGTCGCCAAAGTTTTCACCTCGGCCGCAGATGCCTGGAAGACCTTGCGCTGCTCTGATGCAGCGTCGAGGGCTACGCCGGTCTCCTCCATAAGACGTGCCTGCTCCTTCTCCGCCTCCGGAAGCTCAAACAAACTGAGCTGGTCCACACCATATTTGATGTGCTCGTTCAGCACGGCACCGAACTTAGGAGCTATCATCGCGTGGTACGTGCCCATCGGGATCGAGATGTCGTTGAGGCCAAGTGGATCCTCATCCATCTGCTTCTTGATGTCCGGGTGTATCTCTACGATATCATCTATGGTAGCACCGGTCTTGGTAAGCGCGTCAGTAAGCTGAACCGGGTCGATATAAACGTTCGACATCGCCGGGTTCTTCTTGCTCGAAAGCTGATTCAGGAACTCAGACATAACCTCTGGCGCAACCGTCGCCATGTCTGTTTTCTGGATCGTGTTCTGGAGCGCATCATTGATCTGCCCCATATCCTTGGCATGTTGAACCTTGAGCCCTTTATCAATAGCCTTTTGCACTCCATGCATTAGGGTAGTGGTAGTGCCGACGCTTACAAAGGTCGATATTGCTGTCTGACGCTCCTCTTCTGGCAACCCTTTTAACCAGCCTGTAAATGACTCGAAAGAGTGGTCGTTACCAATACCCGCCCAGTCTGTAAAACTGCCCGCGAGGGTCGCCAACGACTCACCGATAAGCTCTAGTTTGAACTGATGTAGAATCATATCCCACAAAGGGGCCCCCATCTTGAGGTCCTTAAACATTCTTGTAATCGGGAGTATTTCCGTAAGGTACTCCCAGCCGCCTTGTATGGTGCCATGTACCGCGGACTGAAATGGGCTCCGATCTGCTTCTTGCGCGTCTTCATAAGCACTGCCGCCGGCGGAGGCGCTCATTATTCTTAGCGCGGCTATAGGGTTGCCAAATGATGCCAAGAGGGAGCCAAAAAACATCGAGGTCGAGGCGATACCCATGGCAATAACTGAATTCTCCTTAGGTAGTGTCTCGTAGAAGAGCTGTTTACCGTCTTCCGCTTGCTGACCAAACCAAGAAGTTATAGCGTCATCTTCTTTACCTGGTTCCCCAGTAAACGCCTCATATAGAGGTTTCGCGCCATAAGCGTTTATATTCTGTAAAACCCCGTGAGTGGCGCCATAGAGACCTCCGCCCAGCCCGTAAATACCCGCTAACACTGATTGCCCGATAAACGAGGGGATCCCAAGTATTTGCTCAAGCGCGGTCATTTTTTTAACTGACGTCTGAGCTACGTTTGCATTATTTACAAGGAACGCAGATGTGACCGGGTAGTCTTTAAGAAGCCTCGGGATGTCAATATCCTTGACAAGCCGCTCCTGCTTCGCAAAGTCGATATTGGATGGGCCTATAATATCTGGGTCGACATCGATAGCCTTACCAAGACGTACCTTTTCAGCGTACTCTGAAGGGTTGACAAGCGCCGCATCGTACAGGGAGGCGGATATCTGATCCTCCAAGTACGCATTGACGTCGATAGGTGGCTCAACAGGCTCCCCACCTATAATACCAGACTCAACTTTTATATTTTCCGCGAGCTCACGTAGCCTATCAAACTCAGGGTCCTGCTGAATCGGCTGTATATCTGTGTCAAAAATACTCATTTACCTGTGTCTTTGCGGTACATTTCATATATATTCGCGGACGTCGGTTCCAATCCCGCGGCTTTAAGTGCGGTAATATACTTAGAAAATCGTATTGGGTCGCTATTAAGAACCTCTTCCATGGTCTGGGTCTCGTAACCGCGGTCTATTTTTAACCTTTTATCTAAATCCCACCAAGGCGCGTCAAAGTCTAGCGACACAGATACGGGTATCCCAAACCTCCTCTGCTTTTTAACCCCCGTAAGGATATCATTAAGCACCTCCTGCTGCTGTTTAATCGTAGGAGTCACCCCTTTATACCGATCGCGGAGCTGCTCTTTATATATAACTTTAAGGTTGTAAAGTTTCTGTTTATCCTTATCGCTCGCACCCGAGTCAAGCAAATCTTTAAGCCCATTACTCATGACACCTGCTCTAAATACTGACTCGTCATAAGATACATTACCTACATTAGCGCCGGCCGTACCCATAAACCCAAAGAGGCCTTCTTTAGTAAGCATCAACTGTGGTGTACCATCTGCTTTCTTTCGCATCGCATCATTTATCAGCTGGCCAGACATGACATACGCATCCCAATGCTCACTACCCATATTCTGATGGGCCTGTATTCTATCGATAACCGCTTGATCATCATATGTGTTGAACCCATTTATAAGCGCGGTGACATCATCTGAATTAAGGTGGTTCGAAACCGAAGTGGGTATTTTACGAACCGCGAGTGGGTCCCCTGGACTGCTCGCTATGACACTCCACGCTTGTAGTCTATTATCGTTGTATGCTTTATCTATGGAGAGTTTTGCAGCTTTGTTTGCTTTTTTAACCTGCATTATCTGCGCGATCGCCGAAGCCTGCTTGGTCGGTGGCAGCTCGCTCCCCCACACCAGCTGCAACGCGGCGGTGGTATCACCGTTCGCCTGCTTTAGGAATCTGTCCGCGGCGCCTATCCCCGCCTGCCGTTCAAGCCCATTACGGGCCAAGGCTACTTTATCATTATATGCCCCCGCGGTAAATAGGTCTTTATTTTTGGCTGCGAATTTGTTGGCTAACCCATACTGTTCATTGGCGAGCATGTTGTCTACGATGCCGGACATTACCCCCGATGTGATATTGAGCTTCTCTACATCCCCTTCTTCTTTTGATAAAGTGCCACGAGCAACACGAGAATTTATACCATCGACAGCGGTATTCAACGCTTCACCGTGGCCCTTCAGATCACCTGCAATATATAGTTTGACCGCGTTATCAGCGTTTAACTTCGTACGCGCTACATCTACACCCTCTAACCATACCTCGCGCTGCCTAAGTTGGTGGCCGGCCATTGATGTTCGCGTAGCCAGCAACCGTTTTGTTGCAACCGCGGATAGAAGCGCCTCCTGCCTGGAGTTACGAACTAGGGCCTGTGCTTCTTTATATGCGTCTGCCACCTCTTTTTCAGCCCCACTGTAGCCGTCTACTGCGTTTCGTCCAAGCTTCTCTTTGTATTTGATGTCAACTTCTGTGAGCCTCTCAAGCAGAAAGTTATCCGCCTCTTTTACTGTGGCGTCATCTTCCATATCCTGTAGGTTAATCATCACATCACCTACATCTGATAACATCTTACCAGTAGCTTGAGCCTGTTTCCCCGCGACATCCTGCATAATAGGCGCCGCCGCACCGCCCGAAGATATCGCGGGAAGCCCAGCTCCGGAGAGCTGCTGGGTTGGGGTTGTCTGAATCGGTACTGTAGCCATAATATTATTATGTAGAAACTGATGGTATTGATGTACCCACCGAAGAAGCTGATATTGGTGTATTCTTATTTCTGAGGTACCATGACTCCGCCACCTTGGCGCCGCCCGACACTAGGCTCGTCCCGAAGGACGCCCAAGGCATCATCGCACTCGAGGCCGAACTTGCGATGTTTGCATTAGTGCCCGCAAGGAGAGACTCGTTCTGGTAGCTAACCTTCTGCATACGAGCGGCCTCAGCGGTTCTCACTGCGTTAGCGTTGATTGTGAGCGCGTCGACCTCCTTCATAATGTCAGTCGACGCTATAATCTCCTGCGCAGATCCTACCCCAAGAGTTACACCTCTGGCGGCCATCGACGCGCGGGCTGAGGCCTTCTTCTGCCCGTACGCCATCGTCAGCGCACCAATCTGCCTCTCACCAGCTAGGAGGGCTTGCTGAGCGTTCTGCTCCGCGATCCTCGCGTTGAGGTTAGCTATGCTTGCTTGGTACTCAAGCGTCAGCGCCTGTGAATCCGCTTGATACTGCGCTGTCTTGACGGAGTAATAGGAACCTATGGCGCTGTTGATTGCACCAAGAGCCTGAAGAAGCACGCCTGTAGTACCAAAGGAGCTGCCTCCTCCACTAGGCGAAGTGCCGGATGTCGAGCTAGATGATGAGCTAGATGCTTCTGCCATTACGATCCTATTGAAACTTGAAGAGTTAGTCCGACGAGCGTCAAGGGTAGTGGGTCCTCCTGCCGGATGTACACCTGACCACTATCAGCCCAGGACGGTGTTGTCATTACCTCGATCTCCTGCGACTTCAACGCAGGTGCGACACCATATGCTTCTGTCGTACGCTGTTTCGCCTCAACGAGGTGATCCTCGTCAGGTCCTACAAATATACCACTTGATTTGAACACTCGCAACCACGCTTTACTGACGTTCTTCTGACGTCCCTGTCCAAAGCCGTCGCTTTGCAAAGTGAGTGGAAGTGTCTGGAGATCCGACTGGTATGGGAGGCCTACCTGCACTTTACATGAAGGTCGTGTCAGAGTGATACTGCCGCTCGTCACAACCCGCTGTGGGTGGACCGCACCACGAGTCAGGATCGATACCGTCTTACCCTCCAGCCAGTCAAGTCCTGTTATGACGTTGCGTGCGAAAGCCCACTCTGTAGTGGCGGTAGCCTGGAGGGGCGCAGGAAGGATTTTATCCGGCCGAACGGTCACCACGGTAGTTGATGTATACCCCTCAATAGTGAGCCTATACTCGTCGTCGCCGTCAAAGAGCATTATGGCGTCACCGATATCACCCGTGCCAGTGAATGTAGCTACTGATGCTGTGAGTGTGAATGTCTCGTCCGGGCCCCAGCTTGTACCACCAGAAGCGGTCATCGTCGTGGCTCCGGTATTGAACCCATCATATGTTGCTCCACAGTCAACGAAGAAACAGTCTTCAAGCGCATCAACCGAGCGGCTCGCCATGCGCTCGATATACCGTACATCTGAACCGTTTACGTTCCTTTTTACAATGACGTATAAGACATCTTCCACACCTTCAGCTACGACTGCGGCGGCCTCAAACTCACCATCTGTGTCGTGCCAATGCCATGCTCCGATCTTCTGCTCTGGTATATATGTCAATCCAATGAGCACCCCTGTGTCAGATATAAACCATACAAGCGGGCGCGGAGCTTTGCTATACGCCATGTCGACGATGTTATAATTGTCGAACAAGTGTGCGGAGCGGAGCGACAAATCACCTGTCACAAAACCATTCGCTTCATAAGAGTACCCAAGCTCACGCACATGGCCGCCTCTGGCAGCGCAGTACACAAGAGTATTGTTGACGATAATCGGCTGTACATTCGAGGCGCCCACATAACTCTGCGGCTTGACCGATACGGAAGTTGGTGTGATAGCATCTGAGTTCACCGAGGTGACCCGCCATTCAGCTGCGGAAGTAAGCAGAATGAGCTGCGAGAGTGGAACAATATGCCTTATGGTATTGGCTTCTCGTGCGGCCACACGGAACGAAATGCGGTCATCATCCTTGACCGGGAGGGAGTAGGAGAAGTTCGACTCAGTTCCGGAACGCGTCATCCACAGCTTCTGCGGATCATTTATCGTACCAGCGAAAGTTCTTCGTTGCTCGAAATATGACACCGCGGCCGGGTAGTTGCCGGCGGAGGAGAACACGGTTTCGTAGTTCGGAGGAGTCGTACCCATATCTGGCGCGATGTTGTCATCAATGATGCTCGTGGTCGTGGACTCCCCGATATACCCATACAGGCCACCCTGCAACTTATAAACCCTATACCTGGCCGCACCACTGACCGCGCTCCACGATATGGTAACAATAGCTCCGGTCTCGAACAGGTTTCCTCCTGCGGATGCTGAAGAAGACATCACCGACTCTGTGACCTCGTCACTATCGATGGCAGTGACAACGTAGTAGTATGTGTACTTGACAGCAGTATGTCCTGTAGCAGATGCGGACACACCTGTAGGTGCTGAAATGGTCGGAGTGAACGCGATAGTGGCCAGAACCCAGCTGAGGGCACCAAGGCGCTTCAGCTCTTTCGGAGCATAGTTTGGGTGTGTGAGTGTCAGAACATCGGCGGACTGAACGTAATGTATATCAAACAGATCTGCTTCAGCGTAAGTATTGGTAATCTCATATGGCACACCTGGTGCGGATTCAAGGGTGCCCCCGTTGGAGTGGAATCTGAAGTACCCGGCACCAAGCTCGATTACCATCGTCTGAGTGGTCGAGTAGGTGAATGGGATGAGTCTTGTGCTCTTCGTACTATCCTTGACCTCGTTGACGAACGCGAAGCCAGGGCGGTTCTCGGCTGGGCCTTGTGGCACCGCTACCATATTGCGCATCTTGGCCGCGCTGGTCTGAAAGACAGCGTCGTCTATGCGGCCATACATTTCGGGGGATACTTCACCCCCACCGAAAGATCGGAAATATACTCTTGGAACTCTTGGACTTGCCATTTATCTCCCCGCTATGAAAGGAACAATATGTTCGACATGGATGTTTCTCTGCTCGGCGTCTATTGAACGCGCCTGCCCGAGGAAAACTGCCATCATCTGCTGACATCGTTTGGCCTCCGCAGCCCCTTGGTCCCCTTTGATGATAGGGCCCGCGAGCATTGATGCGAGGTGCCATGACAGCGTCATGATGAAGAGTTGTGAAAATAGGTTGGTGTCTGTCACCTGCGCCTTGTAACGAAGTAGCGCGGACTCCTGATTGGTATAGAGCACCTTTGCACCCGCGGCATCGGTCTCAACAGTGAAGGGTTGTGGTGTATACGCAGTAGAATTGACCGCGTTAGATATGCCACAGCTTGGAAAATCTGATGAAAACTGTCCGAACACATTGAAGCTGCCGTTATAATCCGCGGTCGCTTCCGAAGAAAGGATGGATATCGCAGTCATGCAATCACTTGGTATGGTGTAAGCGTACTGCCATTGATCCCAAGGGTTCGCTACCTGTGCAAGTGCAATCCTGCGGAGAGCAAACGACCATGTGTGCATCTCCAGAAGGGAATCGCGTGAGATTGGGTAAAACGTCGCGCAATGCTCCGCTTGAGCGGAACCTTCAGGAGGATCAAGGCTCGCTACGGTCGCCGTATCGCCGAGATGGCTTAGGGCGAGGTTTGCTATGTCCACGGCTGAAGCCATCGTAAATCCAGTCTATGTTAAAAAAAGAACCAAGGGGTTCCGGCCCCTTGGTTATACCTGCGGAATTTCGTCTTCAAAGAGTGCCGAGGCTTCGGAAAGAGTCTGAGGATCTACCGGTACTTTACGCCGGCGCTGCTGTCTCCCGACAGGTTTCTCCTCTACTTCTTTCTCAACTTTGCTCTTTTTACCTACTACCGTCATGGCCTTCGAAGGGTTATCCCCTTCGGGAAGGTCAAACTCCTCCCCCGGACGGTAAATCCGTCCGTGGAAGAAGCTCGGCCGTGTTGAGGTGACTCTCATTACTTAACGTTGTCAGGGTATGCATGACGCTGAGGAGCAACAGGGGTCAGGAAGGCGTTGATCGCGCCCTCAGTCACCGTGGTGGTACCTACAGTGGCTAGAATACCGAGGTAGCGCTCGTACTGAGTACCCATCGGGAGCTGAACCATAGCAATCACAGCACCAGCATCCAGGTCGTTCAGCGCGGCATCGTCAGTCACAAAGCTGCCGGTGCTGAAATGCACAGTGGCAGATCCGTCAGTGGCGATTGCTGCCTGAGCATCCGAAGCAAGAGAGAAGCTGATAGTACCTGCGCTGCCGCCGGTGATAACTGCGGTGTCGCAAGTCATTACCAGGTACAGAGGGCCACTGACGCCGATATCATATACCTCAGCTCCGAGGTCAATGACGTTTCCAACGAGAGCAGTCCCGGCTGCGGCCGCCACCGAAGTGGCGTCGCAGAACTCGTTACGGGAATCAATAATCATTTTAGATCTCCTTTAGTGTTTTGAATTTAATTAAGCCAGTCGTGCTTCGTCAGCTGCAAGAACGTCAACACGGCGGACGGGGATGCCGTCGAAGGTCATAACCTTCTTGCCTGCTACCTCATCCATCTGAAGTGTCGACTGTGCGACCTTGTTCACCATCTGGCGGCGAAGGAAGCTCTTGACGGTACGGCTGCAATAGAACACAGGGCGTCCAGAACCAGTGCTCGGGAGGAGCTCAATCGCCTGAGTCATCAGATCGATAAGATCGTCGCCGGAAGCAGCGTTCTTGGTGAGGGTGCTCTTGTCGATGTTGGCGATACGAACGATGTACCTCCAGTCACGGACGGTAAGACCCACATCCCAGCGGTAATGCGCACGGTACGCTTCCATACGTCCGTTGGCACCATCCACATTCTCGATAGTCACCTGCCCCTTATCGGTGTGCTGGAGACCAACTTTCGAACCTTTGGGATAGATACCATGCACGGTGTTCGGGCCCCAGACAACCAGCCAGATGGAGGTGTTGTCGGTCTGACCAGACACGGAACCACCGAGGATGATGTTGTCCGCGTTCTCGGCAGTGAGGCTGTTGAACCTCGGTGCGAGTCCTGTGAAGCGCTCCGGGTACAGCGAGCTGTCACCGTAGATCAGGGTCTCCGCCATCTTCTGGCTCATACCCTCGATGTGCGCACGGTCCTCGGACACACGGAACGCAGAGGTGTTTCCGTTCAGGTCAGCCAGGGCCTTATCGACCTCGGCGTAGTCCTCGAGCATACCACAGTCATCTGTGATCTGTGCAGTGGTCGATTTGGTAGGCTGAACACCCCCATAGAGTTTCCTCCAGGTTGGCTCAGGAATACCAGTACGGATCGTGGTGCGATTACCAGTAGGGAGGTTACCCTCAACCCAGGTCATGTCGTCCAGGATCTCGTTGGTCTCGTTAAGAATTTCGGCGATCATATCGATCTTGCCGTTGGGGTCGAGGCGCTTGGTAAGATCAAGCAGCGTCGGATTGATTGCAGAAAGAGTAGACATCTTGTTTTCTCCTTAGAGTTGTTTTATTTATTTATGCCATATCAGGATACAAAACTTTTGATGGGTCTTTGACTCCACCTCCAGATTTTGTGCCTCCAACATAACCGTCTTCAGAAATAGCTTTCCCGGTACGATAGAAAAACCTGATTACTTCAGGGTGATTACCGATTCCGGATTCTTCTAGCAACATATGGAGCTCCGGTGAACCGAACTGCTCGAGGGCTCTCTTCGCCACTCCAAGGTTCTCCGAAATCTTCTCTCCACCAAACTCCTTGTCCGCTTTCGCCTGCGCGGCCCATTCAGATTTGATCGTCTCAAACTGCTGAACCTGGCGCTCCGCCAACTTCGGTGCCATCATGTCAAGAAGCTCCTGTGCGCTCTCCTGTGACAGGTTCGCTTTCTTCGCTGCTTCCGAGAAGGACTCAATCACCGAAGGGTCGAACTCTTTTCCTTCCGGTGCTGTGAACTCATACTTCTCAGGTACAACGACTTCAGCGGGTTTACCCTCAGTAGAGGCCGACTCCGCGGCTTGCTGATCCTGTGTCGCAGTAGACTGCTGCCCATCAACTGCCTGATTCGTCCCTTCCGTCGAAGGTTCGGGTGCAGGCCCACCCATCAATGTCGCGCCGTCATTCTGATTTTCTGGCTGCGTCGTCTGATTCTCTTCGTTCATTTGCTTCTTTTGTCATGGTTATATAAGCCTCTGGTGCTACGGATTGAAGCATCGCCAGTATCCTGTTGCCGTAGTTCCTATTGCCCTCTGCGAACGCCATCTTCAACGCATTGGGGTCGAAACTGAGGCGGAAGACACCTGACTGCTCCAACAGCCGCCAGACTATACGGCGGCCTCGCTTCGTCGCGCAGAGCCATTTTAAGTCACCTTCCTCATTATCACGATCAAGACGATCCCGTAGTTTACGCTTCTCCTGTTCGAGCTCCTGCTGCTTTAAATCAAACGGGTCGTGTTTCATAGTACAATATATGAAAAAACAAGAAGAATAAAAAAAATTACTCTGAGATAATTAAAGGTTCCATGCCATGGGTATATTGTTATGTTATTTATCTTCAAGTTTCTTGTAGATGAGAGACACCGTTGTTTCGATCTTACTGAAAATGACGTTGATGTCCTGGCGGATATCCCGTATCGCTTCTTTGAAGTCGTCTCTTCGAACAAAGTCGTCGTGAATTTTGTCCTCAAGGATCCGAATCGCGTCCCATATGGTCTTGAGTATAGCCCCCATCGCCGCGCTTGCGACTCCGAACGTGACGTTAAAAAGTACCTGGTAATCCATAGGTTAAATGTTTGAGGGTGCTGGAGACGAGTAGCCCATAAGGCCACCGGTTATATCTGTGAGCGCGTTCTGACCTCCTGTGTCCGCACCAGCGAGGTTCTTGGCTGTCTGTGACTGCTGAAGCATAGCCTCAGACTGTGCCTGTGCCGCCTGCGCTTTCGCTCTGGCTTCACGTATGACAGCGACCTGGTCGTTGGCCAGGATAAGCCTCGGGTCAACACCAAGCATATCTGAGTACGCATCCACCCACTGGTCCGCATCAAACTTATCGAGCACGTCAGGTTTGAACTGCGCTACTGCTCCGAGATTACCAACGAGACGGTCTACCGAGTTCGTTCCCACAGCCTTCTGCGCCTGTGCAAGCACCGAAATGAACTCAATATTAAGATCGATACCCTGAAGCTCAGCCGGGGGTGGGGGTAGGATACCTGCCTCGACAATTCGATCAAACGTCATATTGATGAGCGGAGAGAGCAGTTCGTTGTGCAGACGCTCCATGACAGGCCCGAGCATCAAAAGCTTCTCCTCGTGTCTTTCTGCTACCTCTGTGGCCGTCATACGAGTGTTGGCAGCCCCGGCGGACGCGAGCATCAGGAACAGATCGGCGTAGAACGTAGAGTTGATGCGCTGACGCACATCCTGGATATCCGCAAGTAGATGGTTCAAGTTGAGCTGCACTTCGAACGCGGTCTTGATACCGTTGCTCGATCCGTCTACAAAGGTGATCCCGCCTGGCAAACGCTCAATATCTCTGTTGGCCATGCTCGTTGGCACCTGAAGCGGAGGGTTGGTCTGGTAGTCAATGCCCTGTGCTTTCCTCAACTGCTCGTGCTGAAGCTGCTTGATATCGCCAAGAGCCTCCATGCCTGGCGAGTTACCGTAAATGTCCCCTCCAGTTACCACCCAACGTGGTACAAGAGCCGGAAAGCTGTTGAACCCGCTCTCCCGCAGAAGCTTGTCGTCCTGGCACCCAGACTCGAAATAACAACTCTTCCACGGCATGTTCTTGCTGTCCCTCTTGCGTGAGTCCCTATCATCCCTAGGCTCTATGGCGTGAATGATCGTCACCCACTGATCAAGGTTTCCTCTGTCGTACATATTCTGCACCGTGCTGGAGCAGTTCTTATACCCGAACTCCTTGACAAGCTCCGACACCGTCTTGTCAAACTCACGATAGATGGTGCAGACGTTTCCCTGGTAGTCGGTAGCAATAGCGTACTCGCCGATGGTGACCGGGTAGTGATGTATGACATTCTGGAAGCTTGGGAGTACAATAGAGCTCGCAGTGCCGAAAGCACCGAGTTCTTCATAAATGCTGTGCAGAGCGCGGTAGGTGTTGCTCTTCTGGAAGATAGCCTGCATCAGACGTGTGACGTCAGACAACCAGATCCGGACAGGCTGGTATTTGTTTATCTCCGGATCCGATGTCGCAAGCGTGAACCACGGTCTGGCTGGTGATGTGGCACCCGCCATCATACCTGCCCCGAGCACACGAAGCGCGTGTGTGCCGGTGCTGTCATAAATGTTATTGTGTTTGCGCGTGCCTTTGTTGCGGTCGGACGCAAAGTACCTCCCGTTGCGTGGCAGGATGTACGTAGATATCTCCTCCCAATGCGAAATCCAGGAGGACCGCTCAGATCGTAAAGACGACCAGCGTTGCTTCAGTTTATCTCTCTTCTCCTGCGGAGTGCGCATTGGATCGATATCGTACATTAAGACCCCATTAAGGTTTGTTTCTTCGTTGCACTTGCTGTCGCGGCAGTCACAGACGCCTTCGGAACTCCAGACCCTGCGTTGGCCGCCTGGTTCTGTCTGTCTCTTGTAGCCCTACCAGATGCACGCCCACCACCAGAACCGTATATCCGATCAGCTGCATCACCTACAGGCCCTTTTTTACCTCCAAGGTCTTCATCTCTAGCCCTAGCTGCAAGAGCTGCAAGGGCCTCTACACCTTTCGACACCGCGAACATCCCCATATCAAGCTCCAAGTAGCGTTTTCTTACCGAGGTTCAACTCATCTTTACTGACTCCAAGGGGCCCTGTCAACATAGTGCTCATCGGCGAACCCCCCTCGGCCGCACGGTCTATAAGCCTAGACACGTCTGGTGACTTCTGCGTAGCTGCGTTGATAGCCTCCTCGCTCGATTTAGCTTGTGCTTCCGCGGCTGTCTGCGCTTCCGCCTGCGCGGCCTCCTGCTGTTCAAGGGCCTCTTTCTGTATCTTGCTCTGTTGCTCACCTGCGTAAATAGAGTACCCTGTAGTAGCTGCTATCGCAGTGACCGCGGCTATAGTTAACGCTGCTGACATATCACTCTCCTGTAATCGTTATGTGATTTTTTGCTGAAGAGGACCTTGACATCAGCTCATCAGCATCTTTCGTAAACTCTCGTTCCGCATCCTCTACAGTCTTCGCTGTAGTAGGGAACATCATCGTTATGATTGTGTCGCTCACCGCGACAAAGGCCTGTTTTCTTCCTTTGCTGGCCGGTATGATGTTGTACCCGGACAGGTTCAACACATCGTCATTCGCATACACAGCCGCATCCCCATGCACAATCACCATCGTCGGTACTTCAATCAAAGCTCCTGTAAGCGCATACCCAGCCGGCAACATTATCGTCCTCGAGTATATCCCCCCATGGATGATGTGTGTCGTCTCAAGATCAAGTTGCGGCAATTTTTTCAGCTCATCCTCCAAAACCTGGATCTTCGCGAGTGCAGAAGGCCCCATCGCTGTGATCCTTGGCCCAACTGTAACAAGACTGCTCATAGTATCTGGGTGTACACTACGTTTGTGCATGTGAACTTCATCCTGTGCAACACCGAGTCGAACTTACCTCCAAGAGGAGCGCTCACCATAAGTGCTTTCGCTCCAGACTCCACAGCTATCTTCCTGGCCTCCATGAGCAATTTTATCCCGGCGCCTGTCTTTCTGTGGCTCTTCGACACGAATATGCTCTCCGTCATCGCAGCCACTGCGCCATAGTGTGGCATCTCGTTGATGACCACGACCATGAACCCTGTCATGGCGCCCGTGTCATCGACGGATTTAACCGCGTGCACATACCCGGTCTTCTCAAGCGCAAGATACAGTTCGAAGTTCGGACGGCATTTCGGCAGCCCTTCTATAGAGGACTCGTCCTCATACTCCTGAATCAAATCAAAGAACTTCGGCTCGTCAAGAAAGTCCTGTATAGTACACCGCAGTATCCTACCCATAATATATCTTTTTTTATAAAAAATACCAATTTTTACTTTCCCATAGCATGTGCAGTGTACGGGTCGTACTCATGCACCCGCTTCTGCCTTTTCTCCTGAAATTTAGACAACGGATTCTTTCTCTGGACAGGGTGCGCGAGTGTAAGTACAAGTGCGTCGGCTCTATCCGTGGAAGCACCCATCAACCGCTCTTTGATCTGGTCTTTCGACTCCATCTGGCGCTTCCCCTGCTGGTTGTATCTGTACGTCGGTGTCGCCAGCTCCTGTTTGAGTATGTTGTCGTTCGGGATCGCGCCCCCAGACCGTATCCACTCCTTCATATCCCACCACATCTCCGCCCTCTTGTTCACGAAGAGATCATCCCGGTTGGCCCTCCCGTTGAACGGCACCTCGATGACGTCGTAGCCGAGCTGGCGTAGCCTGTCTATGACCCCTGCCCCCGCGCCAGCGTCGATGAACACCGCGTCAGGCTGGTGCTCCTCGATGAGCCTGGCCACAACGTCCGCCACCTCCATGTTATCCAACCCATGGTACACCCATGGCTCATTCATCTTCAACCCCTGCCGGATCACTACCACGGACTTGTCATCACCGAACCTCGCAGGGTCGACACCCATCACCTTCGGTGCCTTCTGCACCTCAGTCTCATGGTAGTACCTCTTGGCCGCCGCCTCCACATCCCCCAGGCTGATGAGCTGGTCCTCGCCGCCGGCCGCAAAATCACAAAGAAACTCCCTGGCGAATGCACGCTCAGGCATATCTCTCTTCAGACGCGCAACCTCTTCCGGATCAAGAGCATCGGTATCATATACCGTATATTTCGCAGTGTGCCACTCGGGCAACCTCTCTCCAGCAAAAAAGATCTCGCTGAAAAGATTGATTCCATTGGGGGTACCAATGAAGATCGCCCACCCCTTTCGATCGGAGAGTGCTGGTTGGATGACATCCTGCCAGACTTCTGGACGGATCTGAGCGACCTCATCGATAACCACTCCATCAAGGCGTAGACCACGCATAGCATCAGGGTTGTCAGCGCCAAAAAGGCGTATCGTTGTCCCATTATGTTTAAATTTGATTGATAATTCCACCTCTCCTATCTCGATCGCCCCGGCCAGGCGGAGCGGCTCAAGCCTTTGTTTCAACATCGCCCAGGCCACCGCCTTCGCCTGCCGCAGAAAAGGAGCCACATATGCAAAGAACCCCAGGTCAAGCTTGAACGCTACCGAGTTCTCAACTAGCTCCATTACCGCGAGCACAGTCTTACCTGCGCGTCTGTGCAGAGCAAGTACGTTAAAGCGCTTTTTCGCCAGATGGACCTCTTTCTGCCACTCGCGGGGAGTATACCCCAAGTCGATATTCGCCATTAGACCTCCCCTAGGTCATCTGGATCTTCCAATACATTATAACTCGGTGTATGTGGAACACCAGTAGTCAGTGTGATTGTAAGATCACCTTCATGCTTGATATGCTGCGCGGCTGTCCAACCATGTGCGTGCTTCAACATCTCGAGCGCCGATTTAGCATCACCCTTCTTCGCAGCGGCTATTATGATCGAGGCCATTTCCAACTCACCCTCCGCCTTCCCCGCCTGCTCCGCCATTGCAACCCGGGAGTCAACCTGCTTGAGGTGCCTGTACTCCTGTGGAGTCAGCCCGGCGTTGTACGCGATCGAGTCCTCCGTCTTCAGCCCTGCTTTCGCACCATCATATATCATCTCAAGCTGTGGGTCGGACGCTTTCTTTATCCTGGCCGGCGGGGCCGGTGCGGAATATATGTTCAACCCATGTCCAGAAGGCATCATGTATGTAGTCAAAAAGGTTTCATGGTGTGGTTCAAATACAATATACACTTTTTTTTAATTTTTAAAAATTTGCTTTGCCCTCTAAAAAACAAGGTCTATTAGAAAAATAGCTTCTAAGGTAACAGTATCTTAGAAAAAAAGCTTCTAAGGTAAATTGTTTTCTAAGATAAAAATTATTTTCTAAGATAAATTGTTTTCTAAGATAAAAACTAAAGTTGTGGGTACGCGGGTCCCAGGACGGGAGGGGGCCCCACCGCGGAATTTGGGGGTACCCCCCTCGCCAGCCAATTCACACAGCATACCCAACCCCCGTAGGGTATATGGGGGATCGGGGGGAGCGGCAGGCATCATGCTGGCGAGATGGCATATGTATAACCTGCGCCTGATATCGTGGCTCCTGAACCCCCTGCTGTGACGCCTGCGCATATTCAGTGGGCAGGCTGGTCTGGGGTCTGTCCATACCTTGTCCATACCTTGTCCATTGCTAAATGCATATATTACCGAGCGTTAGCCTCGTTTGTCCATGCCTTGTCCATACCATGTCCATCCCATGTATAGGGGGGAGTGTACACAATTAAGCCTTATTTTATAACGATTTACACGATCTTGTCCATCTTGTCCATATAAAACAGCCCACCGTGCTACTATAATACACATGCATGCATGCATCATAACCGCGTGCATATCCACGCTTTATAGCATTCACATATAGAGTTTTAGCCTATGATATGGACAAGATGGACAGAAACACTGAAGACCTGCATGAACAAAGGCTTTGAGTGTGTACACTCCACCCCAAAATGGAATGGACAAGGCATGGACAAGATGGACACACACAGCAGGTCATGACGCCAACATAGCAAATTATTTTCCTGCCTCCAGAGCCGCATGGATACTGGCTCCAGCAAAAAAATATCACATGAATGGAAAAAGATTTGCATCTCGCCGAAAAAGGTACCATATTACTCCCCACGGCAAGACCGTGGTCGGGGGGGTACCCCGAGGGGGTATAAACCTCACAATGAACAAGACACTCAAACAAACAAAACGGAGACGAAAATGTCAATGAACCCGAGAAACCTGCCAGCAACGCTCAAGAGCTTCGCAAACCGCATGGAAGACTGTTACAAGGACAGCGAGGGATACTGGGTCCTGCTCGCCGAAGGCTGGCACAACGGTAACGAAGGTCTGGAGCTTCACGAAGAGACCGCGAAGGATATGGCAAAAGCTTTGAAGACGGAAGCGGTCTACGACCCGCTGGGAGCCTTGCAGTCTGGACTCTACGACCTCAAGTTGGTCGATTACAAGGACCGCATCGAAGAAATCCGGTACGATGAGGGCGAGGGTCAGTACATCGTCAGGTTGAGGGATGGTTGGAGAGACCGGTACAACAACACCGGACGCACAATCACCGCCACCTGCGTCGACGCACTGCACAGCGCCCTGCGGATGGCAGAGCAAGCAACCACCGAAGAGCAGGCAGTCGCCCACCTCGGTATCGACCCAGTCGAGCCGGTCAAGGGTGAAGTGTTGAGACC